AATTCGTCCATCTTTGCCCCGCGCTGCTGCTTCAATTCATCGCTGCGCTTCATGCTTTTTGTTTGTTAAGTTGTAGAATATCCGCAAGCAGTTGCGGGAAGTCTTTATCAGCTACGCCTTGTGGCGTTGATTGTGCTTGTAATGCCCGTGCGGTTACGCTCGTTTGTTTGTACGCCGGATATGTTACCGGGGAAACGTCATAAAGTACATCTACCTGGTCAATACGTCGCTTTGGCTTTCTGCCATTTTCGTAATATGTCCAGGTATCCTTTCGGATAGTGAAAGCAAACGAAGATTGCGAGATAATCCCGCTGCGTATCATCTTGAGTAAGTCGTTGCCAAACGTCGTATCCGGTGCTTCAAAACGGTATCGTAGCCCTTTGCCGTCAACCTCTAATTCCAGCGTACCATTTGAGGTACGGGCCAGCGGGAAATTAGGGTCGTGATTAAACAGCGCAACTACGTCCGTATCATCCGCGCCGTCAAAAGCACCCTCTGCTATTTCCTCATCGTATCCCCCCAAGTCGGTGGATGCGTTGAAAATAGCCGCATAGCCTTCGACGGTACGGCCTTCGGGCATAGCCCGGAGTTCGAGTTTATATGTGCGCCGCTCTATTTCGGTCGGCAGTTGCTTTTCTTCCATTTCGTTTACTGTTTTTTTAGCCCATTCTAACATTGCATCGCCGCCCCATGCGTCGTACATCACGCTGCCGCACACTTCGTTGCCGTCTGCGTCGGTGTAGCTTCCTGTGTCGTACACCTTTGCACGGCTAAGAAAAGAATACGTCCTTACAACCGTGTCATGGCTTATCGTCTCCCGGCTTGCCAACTGATTAGCCCGCTGCCAACCAACCGCCGTACCGCAATCGCTGCCGTTTTCGTCTCGGTGCTTCAACGCCCGCTTTGCGTTATTCGTGGCAGCTTGTGGGTAGTTATCGTATGGCATGGCTATTGGGTTTGGGTTTGCGTATCCGTTGCCTGTGTGCCTTGTGCGCCTGCGTCTGTGCTATTGGATGCAAGTGGCATACCGAACACATCGCCACCCTCGTACGGGTTCATGTTTTCAAGTGCGCGTATTTCGTTGGGGCTGATCGCTCGGATATTGTAAAGCGCGGTGTAATATTCAGCTCGGCTTCGTGTATCGCCTCGCAAAAGTCCGTCCAGGTTGAAGCGCACAAAGGTTAATCCGGTTTGATTGTACCCAAACAACTTAGAATTGAACTCGCTTTCAAACCGCTTACACCATGCCCGCAAAGTGTATTGCACAAACAAGCGGTTAAGTACTTCCAGGTTATTGAGGGGTGTTCCGTCGGATGCTGCAAGCAAGGGGAGAGGTACACCCAGGATATTAGCAACATCCTCAACGGTCATTTTGCGGCTTTGCAGGTCGGAACTGTCAAGGCGTGTGCCTATGCTTTTATATTTTACCCCGTGGGATAGCAGGGCTGTTTTGCCCTGGTTGGCAATGCCTGCATAGTTTTTGTTCCAGCTTTCCTCAAGTTCTTTGCGTTGTGCCAAGTTCAAAGGGGTATCCGTCTCCAGGATACCGGATATAGAAGCACCATTTTTGTAAAAGTCGCTATACGTTAGCAGTTCGGATATACCACGCTTAAAAGTGCTATTGAGCAGGTTCAGCGGGTTTTCGCCGTTTTCGCCGTCGCGTGTCCAGGCCTTCAAGTGGATGATATCGGCAATAGGGTAGGCCTTTTCGCCGATGATGTAGAACATGCCCGTTTCCAGTTCTATGAGTTGATACGGTTCGTCAACAATATCGAACATGGCGACCGCGCCGCGATTGTCGCGGATGATTTCGATTAGGCAGTTACCAGGGCCATATCCTTTGTTTCCGGTCAGGATAGTGCGAACAACCGCCTCCATGAATGAAAAGCAATCGTACTCCGGGGAAGGACGGAAGTTCAACAACCGCCAAACCGGGTTGGTGCGCGCCTCCTGGATGCTCCCGTCTGATGCGACGGTATAGACGTTGAAAGGCAGCGAGGCCATTTGCGTGGCTATCAAGTCAACTGCACGGAAATAAGCGGGGATTGAGAGGATAGTTTTGCCCGTTACAGCAACCTCTTTGCCAGCGATGTTGCCAAGTAAAGATTGCCACAACGTCCAATCCTTAGCAGGGCCTAAGTTGGAAATCTTGCTGCGAAATATCCGCTGTAAAGTCCGTGTAAAGATGTTAGCCACGGCGCAAAGGTGCAAGGGTTTTTTGTAGAAAAGTGTTAACAAAGTAAACAAAAAAGCCCCACCGAAAAGGCAGGGCGAAAACCACTTTTAAAAACCGATAAAACCTATCTCTTTACTTTGCTTTTTCTTTTAGCTTCAACCTGCAAAAGCACAACATAGCGCCGTCGCATTACCCGGAATATCCCATAGTCAGCATACCGATTAGCCCCAAACAATTCGTAGAACTCCCGTTCGATAGCCTCATACGCTGCCAGGCCGCTGTTATACTTCGGGAAAATCTCAAAGTAGTATTCAAAGTACCCACGAAATGAGTACAGGCGTTTCACTTGTTTTAGTTCATCCATCAGAAGTAGCTTATCATGTTGCCAATATCAAAGGTAGGGTTTTCTTTGTCATACTCCTGCATTGCCCATACCGCGTTCACGGCTGCCATAATACCGTCAATTTTGCCTTTGCTTTTGCCCTTGTGCGGTCGTATGTTGTTGTTGCTGTCTCGGAAAATCTGCGTATTGTCCAAGTTCCATGCCACCACCGGATTGCCGTCGTGAAATAGCTTTTTGCCGACGGTCAACTGCTCGAAATACTTTGAGGGTTCGGATAGGTTGCTAAGGCTTTGCTGGCATTTCTTTACAGGTATGCTGTTTCTGGTGTACAGTTCGGCTGCGAAATTGTCCGCTGTCCAGGGGTCGAAAGCAAGGCCCTGCAATGTGTATTGCCCGGCTGCTCGAAGGATATCCCCGCGTATCGTCTCCAGGTCTTGCACGTTACCAGGCGTTGCGCTTATCCATCCTTCGTCGTTCCATGCTAAGTAATTGGCGTTTTCTTTGCGGTCGCGGTCGTGTATCGTTTCTTCAGGGCAATAGGTCGTAACTTTCAGATACAGAGTACCGTCCTGCAACCTCCAAAGGTAGGCCAGGGCGCTCAAGTCCTGCGTACTGGCTAAGTCAAGGCCCATAAACAGTTCTGCCATTTGCAGTTCTTCTTCCGGTATCTGCTTAACGTTTTTATCCCACACGTGGCCCGGTATCCAGCTTTCGGTCGCACCCGTCCAGATGTTGAGGTGCAAACGTTTGAAAGAGTTTAGCGCCGACGGTTGGCTTTTGGCTTCGTTGCTAAGCAGGGCGAAGTTTTCCGCGTCTATGATATTGCCCATGCCTGGATTAGCCTTCGCCCATACTGATGGGTCGAAAGGGTCATCGTCCTGCGATGCGTTGTAAATCACAGGTAGCCATGCGGGGTTTTTGACTTTGCCGCGTCGGATTAGCTCGGCCTCATCGTGTATCTGTTCGGCAAACGTATTCTTTACCCCTGCCGTTGTAATCATCCAACACATGCTATTCCAGCGCTTAATCATGCCGCGGGTCAGCGTGTCGTATAGTTCACGGTTGGGCTGCACGTGCAATTCATCGAACATGATTGCGTAAGGCCTATACCCGTGTTTTGAATACGCCTCGGCTGATATTACCTTAATCGTCGAACTGCTTTTGGTGTGAACTATCGAGTTCTTGAATACCTTGCAAGCGGCTGATAGGGTAGGGTCAGCGGCTATCATTTCGCGGCATGTGTCGAAGATGATACGGGCTTGTTCCCGATCCCCTGCAACGCAATACACCTCCGCATTATGTTCACCGTCGGCAATGGCCATGTATAAAGTGATAGCGGATAACAGAAAAGACTTCCCGTTACCCTTTGGCAGTTCGACGTAACAAAACCGCTTTTCCCTGTATCCGTCGGGTCTCATAGTGCCGAAGGCCGGGTAGATAATATCGCGTTTCTGCCATTCCTCCAACATAAAAGGTTTGCCTGCTAAATCGCCGTGCAAGTGCTTGCAAAAGCGTTCGATAAAGCGCACAACGCGCTCGCCTTTGGCCTGGTCATATATTCGCTTTTGCTTTTTCAAGGTCATACTAAATCAAATTCGTCTTCTTCTTTTGCCTCTTTCTTTTCAACGTTCGCCCATTGCACCTTGTTTTGGCTCATCGGTGATAGCCCCCATCTATCCTCAAACTCTTGCATCATCTTATGACTGTCCTTCAATATATTGAACCACGTGCGGGCGCTACCTGCGTCCAGGGCCATTTGGTCGGGTTTTAGCTGTGAATTTGCGTTAATCCACAACTGATATGCAAACGAATACCGCTCGATTTGGGGTATTCCTGCATTGGTCAACATGTTAAGCTGAACCAATTTCGCGCATGTGCGAACAAATAGCGCTTTGCCCGCTTCGCCTAAATTGTCGGGGGGTTGAGGGATTGAAGGTAAATCCGCCTCTGGTTCATTTTTCGGAGCGCGATGTTTTCGAAGCGTTCCCTGGATGGCTTTGATTTTATTGGGCACATATTTAGGCATATTGCAAAATTTGTCAAGCGTTGGCAGTTTTTGGGAGGGGTTGGCAGAAAATTGGGGTTTTGGCCCGAAATGCGCGGAGGGGCGCACTGGGGTTTTCCGGCAAAACGAAAAAAAACGACCCTCCCCGGTATCGTTTTGACAATTTTTCGCCCATTTTTTGCAATATTTTCATTTTATTAGGCTTTTTATTGCTAAATCCTTATTAGCGGGAATAAAGTTCCCAAAGCTGCCGACGCGGTCGCACGCCCATCCAAGTTTCTCCAATGCGCTCTTTCTATCGTGGCAAGGCTTGCATAGGGTCATAAAGTTAGCAGCGTCCATCCGTGCGCCTCCGGCTGCTACCCTTACGATGTGGTCGGTAACACCCTTCCAACCTCCTGGGCTTGCATCGGTCAGCGTACCAGATGCGAGGCACATCTCACAAAGCGGGTTGGCTATGCGGTATAGCCTGGATACGTTCGCCCATGTGTTGTTGTACGTGTCTCGTTCGCCTGTTGGCCTTCGTGCCTGGGCTTCGTAGCGCTTACGGGTTTGTTTGGGTAGGCTGGGCATACAGTAGGTTAAGACGTTGTTTGTTGACCACGCTTAATACAAGGTTGTTGCTTATGTATTCCTCGCACACATGGTAAGCTTCCCTGTGTCCTATGTCTTTGCCTTCGTCAATGTGTCGGAAGATAGCGGCTAAGCTATCAGCGTTGTGTTCACCGGGTGCGGCTTTCGGGTTGCCGTATTGGATTACACCGGGCATATTGAACTCCGGCATGTAGGCAGGGGCAATAGTGGGCGCACCTGATAACATGAACTCCAACATGCTGATATTGGACTTTGCATGATTGAAGGCTACGTTTTCAAGGCATACGACGCTGTAATCAGGTTGTTCTGCTTTCAATGCCTTGAAATACTTAGCCTGTCCGCGTGTCCAGTCCTTCAATAGCACCTTAGACAATTTGCCGCCGTAACGCTCGTACAATGGCCACGGCTCGCTACCTATGAAAAGAAAGTCAAGGTTAGGATAATCGGTGAAAGCATCGCGCAATAACATCAAATCTCCCGTATGGGTTTGACTTCCCCTCCAGGCGATCAGCGGACGCGGTGCGAGCTTTCGATATGGTGAACGCTTGTTCCATGCCCAATCAGGCAGGGCATTGGGTATAACGTGGATTTTATCGCTGGGTGCATAGCCGTAGAATACCAGGGCTTTCTTTAGCGTATTCGTTGACACGCTAACAACGTCCGCCATGCCTAAGCACGTTTTTAGGCTTTCGGATATGGCTTTCTCTCGAAATATGGCGGCAAACTGATTGGCAGGGGGTATGTGGTTTTCAATAATAAGGTCATCCATATCTACCCAAATGCGTGTACCCATTTCTTTAGCGTTTTCCGCTATCTCGCAGGCCGTTGCGTTCATGGGTTGGTGCATCACTAACCAGTCCACGCGGGAAGCGTTGCCCAGGCCATAACCCATATCATCCACTACTACTATTTCCGGGTCTATCTCTCGCAACCAAGCAAAAGGCCATAAGCGGTAAAATGCTTGTGCGCCCTCGCTGTCGCCCTTGTGCCAGCTTCCATTTGCCGTTCCTATTTGTATTACCATTGGTCGAATTTTTCAGACTTGAACAACATGCCCCACTCAGTTACTTGTTGCGCGTCTTGTTTGAATTTAAAGCCGTACTGCGAAAACAGTACTTTCCATGTCTCCTTTTGCTTTATGTTGATGTGCCCCCATGCGGCATCTTGTTCGGGGGTCGTGGGGTACGGAGTGCTTGTAAAGTACAAATATCCGCAATTTTCGGCTAATTGCGGGATAATCAAAGCTAATTCCTCATCGGTGATATGTTCAAAGACTTCAATGCAATAACACGCATCGAATTTGCCGGGCATCTTGAAAGCACCGTCCTTGAGGATGTATCGGTGAGGCTCAACGCCACGGGAAAGCGCAAAATCCCTTTCATGCGGGTTAATGTCGTAGCCTATCGCGTTCAGGCCTACCCATTGACTGCCTACTAAAAAGAAGCCTAACCCGCTGCCAAACTCGAAGCAAGTTTCGATCCCCAAACCGTGCTTTAACCAATCGGCCGCACCCCTGTGCAGGCTAACAAGTGCAGGCCAATGGGTAGTTGTAAAGCCCATGCGGACTTGTTCGTCAAAGAAGTATTTATTATCTACCATGTTGTAAATTTAAAAAGCCCGGCACAAAGCGCACCGGGCTAACAAAGCATAATTCAACTATAACGTATCGTAGAACGTATCATCCAGTTTCTTTTGGATTCGATACGCATCATTCAGTAAGTGTACCGCAAATTCTTCTTCGTCGGCTGCCACCGCGTACTGTGGTGCGTCTAAGAGTTCGGCCAGCAGTTCAAACCTCCAGTCTCGCGGCCGATAATCCTTTCTATCCATCGTATGCCCGTACTTTTTGAATCCTGCCTCCTCGCGGTCGAGGATGCGTTCAATAAGCCGTGCTCGTGTCGGGCCATCTGGTTCGTGCTTCTTTAGCAGTTCGATGACCTTTCGTGTATTTTCAGCTAATGGTTCGCGTGTCATGGTTAAAAGGGTAAATCGTCAATAGGGTCAGCAACCACAACGCCGGGTCGAGGTTGTGCGGGTGCGGTCGTTGTTGCGGGCGCAGTGGCCGCTTTGGGGGTCGCTTTGATAGAAAAGTATTTTTGTCCGTTCCGCATTTCATTCACCCAGGCAGAAAGGTAGTACTCGACCCCCTCGATAGTGATTTTCCCGGTGTACTCCGGGTGTTTTTCTGTCTCCCTCTTGTCATTGCGGAAAAGCGCTCCGCTGTTCTTGTTTTCGCTCATTGTTTTGTTGGTTTTTTAGCCCCGAATGCATCTCGGTATGATACCATCCTGTCCGGGGATTGCTTGTAAAATGAAATTGCCTTTTTTTTGCCCATAGGACGAATGGTATCGTCAAAAGAATTATATGTAAAGAACGCCATTTCCGGCGTTAAGTACAGTGTGAAAGACCTGCCCTTGCATATAGCTAAGGACGTTTTTACATCATATTTCATTGGCTTTTGGTTCAAAAATACAAAAAAATTGCCGTCTTTTTGAGTGGTCAGGATGAGAGTCGAACTCACTACCTTTGGTTATTGGTTCCGATTTCTCGGATTACGCACCAACGCGCTACCGTTGCGCCACACTGACCAAAAACCGCCCAGCTTTCGAGGCCAGGCGGTGGTATGTTCTCATGAATGCTTACGCGTTTGCGATTCGCTTGAGGACGGTTTTCAAAGTACAAGCGCTGTGCATGTCCACGCATGTAACGTCTCCGTTTTCGTTGCGGCCAAGTTTCATGGCGACGATTGCGCCGCCGCAAGCGGTAGTGAAAACGTATCCTTGTGCTTCGGCTTGCTTTTTGGTGATTGTGTTTTTCATGATGCTTTGTTTTATGCGTTATTGATAGAACAAATATATAACACCTTTTTGACTTTTTCAATACGTTTTCTATATTTTAACTAAAAAAACATAAAAAAAGCCAGCCTAACAATAGACTGGCCTAATCAGGTCATGCAAATAACGAACTATGGCTTTGGGTCTGTGCCTCGCAACTTCTGCCATAGTTTTGAGGGTTGCGGTTTGGGGTCGTTCCAGGCGGTGGTATAGCTTGAAGCTTTGCGCTCCAGGTAATTGGTGGTAGGCAGGCTTTTGGGTTCATGGAAACTTAACTGACATATCGGAATCCCGGCATATACCCGCACGGGTTGAGCAACCGTCAACTCAAGCGTCCAATGCCCCTCGAAGCCTATGTCTCCAAAGCCTGCATCGTGTACGCTGATACCCAGGCGGGCAATAGACGATTTCCCGTGCATGATAGGCACGTGTTTGCGTGTCTTTGTCCTTTCGGTCGTGGATGCAAGGTACACCCGGTTCGGCCATAGGATAAGCCCGTCCGCGCCGATTTCTTTATAGGTCAAATCCGGCGGAAAACGCACGTCCATTACCCCTTCCGGGTTGCCCATGAAATCCTCATGCTTTCCCTCCAGGGTGATAATGAATGGCGACAAATGCAAGTCAACAGAATTGACCCCTATCGCGTCGAAGTTCAGCGGGTCTATGACAATATCCCCTTTTTCAATAGAACTAATAATATCGTCGTGGGTAAGTATCATTTTGTTTTTTTTCGGATTAAAAAACGGGCGGGGCGCTGATGCCCCACCCAAGACGTATGAAATCTCAAATCACTTGTAAGTTAGCCCGGCACACTGACGCTGAAAGGGTTGTTTACCTATTTTCCCGTAACAAAAAATGCATAAAATCGAAAACCCTTCCCCCGTGTTCCGTCGGGCTTATCTTTACGGCTTTTGCCGCTTTCGTTCTTCGTCCTTTGACAAAGGTAAAATCAGGTAAATGGCCACCATGCCATAAGCAAAGGCCAGGGCGATCAGAATTTTGATAGCACTAATCAGCATCCTTCGTCTTTTTTGGTTTGCTATTTGCAAGGTATGCGATAAACATGCCGACGATCACAAAATAACAAATCATTATGAGGGCAATAACATCAATCAGGGTATCCATTGATTTCATTTAAAGCGTGGGCAATTTTGGTTCTTTCGTCACCGTTTGTCGTTGTTTCCAAGTGCCAATTTAACGCTTTTTTTAGAACGTCAAGGCATATTTTTCTACCGTTTGTTCCGGGTTGTGTCAATTTAGGGTGTATCCTGTCGTAAATGCGTTTCCAGTACGTTACCATGTAATGTTTTCTCGTGCCGTGAAATACACTATCGTAGGCATACGCCCACTCCGCCGGGGTGCGTTCGCGTTCATTACTCATTGTTACCTGCGTTTTTGACCTTCATTTTGTAGGCGGGCATGTAGTCAAAGTACTTCGCGCCGCTGTACACGATGTACCGCACTTCGTCAAAGACGATTGTGATGCGTTCGCCTGCCTTGACCGGGCAATCCGACGGCAATATCAGCAGGTAGTTCGTACCGTTGCTGTCCTGTGCATCGGTAAAGTAGTAGCTACTTCCGGCGATACCGGGCAAAACAAGCGTTTGAAGCCTTGAGGCGTACACCGTGGCATCAACGGTTGGCGGTTGCGGCTTCGTGTGCGCGGTGAATGGCAGGATAGCCATTGCGAGAATCAACAAAGCAAAGTTTTTCATTTAGAATTGCGTTTAGTGATTAAATAATTAGTATATCCGATAAGCCCTATTTTAAGGGCATCCCGTTCGTCCTGCGACGTTTGAGGCAACTTTATCCCGTACTGCGCCGCTACGTGCGCCGCGTTTCTTGTATTCCATTTCACGCCCTTTTGAGCGGGGGATACTTCAAGTACCCTATCGTGGGTAAAGTAGTACACCAACATATCAACAACGGCCTGCGAAATGCCCTGATTCGCCCCTACGTTGCGGCTAATCTTCTTCAACTGTGCCGCGTTGCCCTTGTAATGGGCGAACGTGGCGTTTTGCAGGTTCGAGTTTTCGACCGCCCAGTACAAGTTTTCATCGTGTATCCGTGCCTGGCAAAAGTCTATGAAGTTGTAAAAGCGGGCGAAGCGGTAAAAGTTTATGGTCTCCAGCGCTTCATGTTCGTTGTATATCAGTTCACACGCGGCAAAGCCTTTTACGCGCAGGGATGGGTCAAGTCCGATTATTCGTAATGGCGTCATGGCTTCAGTTTTAGGCGCTCCATAATTTGTTCAGCGCACCTTGAGGCGATAACGGAGCAGAGTACCTCATGCCCACAGTCCGTATCCTCATCTTGGAGGATAAACTTTACAATCTGCTCGATTTCTTCTTTTGTTCCCAAAACCTTCGGCCTTTTTTCCAAAGAATTATCCCATTTTTCAGCAGACTCTGTCTGTTCAATAAGACAAGATTCGCCAGTGTAACTCACCCAGAAACCGCCTGTATGAATATGAGGCTCCCTTTCGAATGCCATCTTTTGACCGTAACTATCTACAGCCACGTATTGCGCCCAGTCGGGGATATTTCGCCAGTTATGTTTTGTTTTCATTGTACTTGATTTTTCGATTCAAAAAAGTGCTGCCAAACCACCAACTTCTTCGAGATGCTTATTGCCCGCGCTTCAACTGTGTGTCCCTCCTCAAGTAGCCTCAAGGCGTGGCGATAAGCAAATATGTTGGAGTGTTCGCCGGCCTCCTTCGCCACTTCGTTAGAAGCAATCTCTTTGGCCTTTTCAAATACGGCCTTCTTGGTGGCCGTGTCCGGTTCTGCCATAAGACCCAGGCGTATCGCGCTTTCGTACCAATGCGGGGGTATGTCCTGCCATTCCCCGGTAAAGTTGTTGAGCAGCGACGGGAAGGCCTTATCGTACTCGGCTTTTTTCGCGGCCTGTGCCTCTGCCTCCTCTTGGATGCGTTCGGCTTCGTGCCTTGCCCTCAAGATTGCGGCGGCGGTATCGCGGCGATACTCAACGTAAGCCGTTAGCACTTCGCCTAATGTCTTTAAATTCAAACGGGCGTAGAACTTGCTATCTACCTCTAACGTGCCATCAGCATAAAGCTGAAAGGCAGTAATTATTTCGTTTGCGCCTATGGATGCAAACCGCTTTTGCACAGTATCAACGGCAATCGCCAGGGCGTCCGGTGCGGGGCTTTCTAAGCCCATCGTAGAACACACCGCCGTGATTGCGCGGGTGATAGCTTGACGGGCTTCGCCTTGCTCCATGCGGCGTATCGGCATTTCCATACCGCGTTGTACAATGGCGGTAATATTGTTGGGTATGTATTCAGCGGGGAGCAGCATAGCAATTAAAAGTGTTTTTTCGGGTTGTGTAAAAGAAGACAAAAGCGTCTTTCTGTTTGTCTTTCCCCCACTGCAACCCGTAGAAATCGGATTGCGGGGCAATCACGTCAAAAGCCCGGCCTGGGGTTTTAAAGGAGTAGCCCCGTGCCATTAACTGGGCAATGGCATACTCGAAGTCGGGTAATGTGGTAAAGGATAATTTGCCGTCAAGGGTAGTTTCCGGATCGGCCTCGGGTCGCGGTACGTATTCGATATTGCGGGCTGGCTTCATCACGTTCACCCGTTGGCAGTCTCGGGAACAATATTTGCCCCGTCCGGCCTCGGATTCCTTCAATGAGACGTAGAAAACTTTAGCGCACTTTTTACAAGTCTTTTCTACGCGGGTAGCCATTACCCGTTCGTGGGTCGCGGCGTGGTAGCACGTGCTGGCACAATATTTACCAACGCCTTGCTTTATCTTGGATTTTAGCAACATGAACCTTACGCCGCAATGGGCGCAATTGCGCTCTTGGTACATATTGGAGCGCACTTGCTGTACCCGCTGTATTGCGGCGCGTTCTTTGGCCTCTATCCCGGCCTTACGCATGGCTTCGCGTTGGGTTTCAACGTCGGCCTCCAGGGCTTTGAGTTCTTGAAAGCTTACCGTCTTTGCCTCGATTTCGTCCGGGGCGCAAATGGCCTTTTTACCTACCCGCATATTAGCGGAGCATTTCGCCCCGCAACATTTGTTCACGCTTGCCGCACGGGTTTTCGCCCGGTGGGGGAACGTTACGCCGCACATGGGGCAGCGTGCTATAATCACTTTTATTCCATCCATAGCTGTACCTGCTCCCCTGGGTCGGGGGTATATTTGTTAAGAAATTCAGCGCAAAACCGCCGTATCTTTTCGACGTACTCCCAAAATTCGGGAGTGGGTAAATCAGTAGTCGTGTACTCTCCAATGTCGTGGACTTCGCCGTTTGCGTCGTGCATCTGCTTTGGCTTCAGAAAGCGACGCTTAAAGAAGTCGTGCATCGTGTCAATGTCGTGCGGGTTGGTCGGGTCAACGTCGTTACCTTGCTCTTGAAAGCCCTCACAGGCACACACCAGGATAACCGCCCAATAGTAAGAATTTGCAGCAGTCGAACGGACAGGATACCAAGCACTAAATTTGCATTGTATCTCCTTACCCGCAAAGGCTTTGCCCACCTCTGCGCGCAAGCGCTTTGGTAACTTGATTGTACCGTCGGGTAGTACGCTGCCGATGTAGGTGAGGCTTTTCATTCTAATACTCTAACTGATGCAAGGATAACTATGCCTGTCTGCATGTGTTCGGAGGATACGCCGATAAAGGTGACTTTCACTTTGTTTGGGTGTGTCCATCCGAAAAAGTGACCTGATGGGAAAATATGCCCTGTTTGCTTGCTTGCAAAGCTTCCATTGGCAAAAATGTAATGGCCATTTGGGTGTATGCACTTTGCCTCTGCCTCGGAGCAGGCGCAAACGACGGCTTTGTCGTATGTGTCGTGCCCGGTATATTCGTCATTAACGTAGATTAGGTATAAATTAGGCATTGCAGTCAGCTTTAAAGTTGCTCAAGGATACCCGGCAGCCATGGCTCATCCGGGCTAAAAGGTTGCGCACGGTGGCCGAACACCTCCCACAGTTCAGGGAGGTATTCGTTTACAAGTCTTGTAATCGGAGCGTTTTGTTCTTCAACGCTCATTGTCCAAATGTCAAAGTTTGACTTATCCATAAGCCAAATATCAATAGTTGACCCGTCCTTTAGGCGGTAAAGAAAGTTTGTGCCGTTCACCTGATACGGCTTTAGGACAGGCCAAATGCCGTCGGCGTGAATGGTGATGCTTTTACCCTCGTGTTCGAGGGTGATGAATAGTTCGGGCATATCGCGCCATTGAACCTTCGCTTGTGATTTCATACGTCTCAATTTTTGTCAAAGATATACAATGTATTGATACCAACAAATATTTTTTCAATATTTATTTATTTTCCCCATTGCATCGCCATCGCCGTAGCTATGCCCTCATACGTCCGGCTTCGCTCCTTCCACCTGTTTTTGCTTTGAGGCATCTTGTGGATGCGATTTTCGCGCCCGTCTACAATGTTTGTAGGCAATAATTTTGGCAAGTTTTTTAGCCATAAGCAAGTGGCCTTCGTTTCGCCATGTCCGAACATCCAGGGCTGTATCACCTGCTCCGGCTTTCGGATGCGGCTTGAAATTATGCTTACAGGGTTTTCGATTGCAATTTTTTCTATGGGTGCGTTCATTAGTGCCTGGACAAACAAAAGTGCCTGGGCTTGTTCTTCTTGCTTGTCCTTAAACCATCTTGCACCGGATACGGCCAAATGTGTGCAAGGTGGGTGCGCTATCATAATGTCCCAGCCTTCATTGATGATGTCCATAACATCGCCCTGATAGTGTTCGCCTGGCTTTTCGGTTGGCAGTAAATCGCACGATAGTGCGTAATGCCCTAATGCCTTGAATGCGTCGCGCACTATGCCGCTATATTCACATGCTATCAATACTCTCATTTTGATATTATTTATGGGTTTAACAAATCCTCTATCCCACTCCCCTGCATGACCGCGTCGTGCAACTCCTTTTGCGCAATGCGGTGCTTGTTGACCGCTATGATAATACTTTGGGCTTTGCTGTACAGGATAGTCGGCTCGAAGTTGCCCTTTATGAATTTATCCCCGTGCTGCCAGGCCGCATCCAGGTACGCCTGCCAGTCGTTCAGTGGATCGCCCGCACCCGGCATACCCTTTGCCCACTTTATCCAGGTGGCGATTGCCTTCGCGTCTTTGCCGCTCATCTCGAAGTTGCCGTTTGTGTTGCGGCTCATAGGTATCCCTTTACCTTCGCAAAACTTCGCGTAGGCTTCGAAAAGGGTGTAAATCTGATTCGGGGCTTTGTCTTTGGGGGGGGTCGCGCGCAACCTGGGGGGGGTTGGGGTTTCGGGTTGTTTAGTGGGGATGGGTTCGCCGTTTTCGTAAAATTCATTTGCTACTTCGCCCACGGTCTCCCTGTATTCTACGTTAGTAGAATACATATCCTCAACTGTATTATTAACTGTATTATTATGTTCCCGTTTTCGGGTAGTCTGCTTTCCCTTTTTTGATAAATCCGCTTTCCCGTTTTCGGTAAAGCAGATTTCCCGATGTTGGGAACGAAGCCCCCTATTTCGCCCGTCGAAGTACACCTGTTTGATATATCCTCGCTTCTTTAAGTCGGTCAAAATGTTGGCTATCCTGCTTTCTGATAGCTGAAAGAAGTCGGCAAAGTACTTGTTCGACGCAAAGCATCCGCGTTCCGGGCTATTGTCAAGGCTGTCAATTTCGATTAACAAACACTTTTCCACCAGGGATAAGTCTTTGTGCAACCAAATCTCTTTGGGTATCCATACCCCTTTAAAGTCACGTGCCATAAGGTGAAAAAAAGAAAGGGGG